AATTGTATGAAAGAGTATAGGGCGCCCTGTAATCGATGCCAGGCCAAATATAATGCAGTCTTCCACTTCTCCGTGATGTTCTTTAAGATCATAGAGATATTCTCTTCTGATCTGTGAATAGAGCACAGGAATGTTCGCATTGAGATAGGCCATGCATAAATTATTTTACTAAAGCGATTATTGCAATAACAACTATAACTATAATAATAGATTTCTGCTTATTAGTTTTAGCCCATGTTATTACTTTTTTTATATGGTCCATAGTTTTCTCCTATTTTTATTTTATTGTACCCCAGTTGGGACCGGATTCATAGTCTACTTTATTAGGAACTTCAAGTGAAACAACATTCTCCATTATCTCTTTTATCATTGTTACTTGTTTATCATTGATTATCGATATATCTAATTCATCATGTACTTGTATGTGTGGTACAATACCCTCTTTATGTAATTCAATCATTGCTTTTTTTGTCATATCAGCAGCTGATCCTTGAATTAATTTATTTAATGCTTTGTAAGTATATGCACGTTTGATCCCTGGTCCGTGTTCCAAGGTCGCTTGTTCTTGAGGCAACGCTTTATGAATCCCGAATTGATTTGGTTCCCATAAATGGAAGCGACAAAGACGACCCAAGAGCGTACGAATTTTTCCAGACTCTTGAGCACGTTGCATTACATTGTCCATGAGTTGTTTTACAAATGGAACCTTGCGATGATATTGTCTAAACAAGTCTTCGGCTTTTTCTTTATTTACTCCTAGTTCAGCTTGTAATTTATTTTTTCCCATACCATAGAACAGGCCAAGATTAATGGTCTTGGCCTGTAGTCTAGGTATCTCTGCCATATCTGCCACGATGTCATGGAAGTCAGCATTCCCTTCACGATACGCTTCCACTACTTCATCCACTCCATAGAGATTCTGTAAAGCTGCATAATGTACTACTAGTCTTGGTTCTTGTTGATTGTAATCAAATACGCCCCATCTATGACCTTCCTCGGGTATAAATAAGGACCTGATCCGTGGTCCAAGATCCTTGTTGCGTGCAGGAATTTGCTGGAGGTTAGGGTTCTGGTAAGAAAATCTTCCGGTTACGGTTCCTCCACTATCTCCACGTAATTGATTAATTTCAGCATGAATTCGTCCTTTGTGGGAGTGTTTTATTATGGTATCAATAAAGGTGGTATGGGCCTTATTTATTTCACGAGCCCGGGCGATATGTTTCACTAGTGGGTGGGGGTGATTCTGAAGGAAATTTTTTGTAAATGAAGGAGAATCTGTTTTTTCAGTGCGGTCAAAAGGTAGGTGAAGTTTTTGAAAAACTTGTGCGATGGAACGTGCAGCCCATATTTGAACATCTATTGATGTTTCTTTTTTTACTATTTGTAAGCATTCTTTTTCTTCTTCAACTAATTCTTTTTTTAATTGTTGAGCGGACTCTGTATCTACACGGACTCCTAAAAAACGCATGTCAACCAGACAAGGAAAAAGATCAGTCTCTAACTTAAAAATTGCTTCCAGGTCTTGATGAGTAATTTCTTTCTTAAGTTCCTGCCATAACTCATAAGTAAGTGTTGCATCTTTCTCTGCATAGGCTCCTACATACATAGCAGGCAGCAGGTACATTTCAGCTTTGGCATCCACTCCCCAATCTTTCGCTGCTTGATATAAAGCTGCTTCATTTTTACCCTGGCCAATATATCTTCTAGAACAATGATTTAAATCATAACGCATTTGATTTTCATCAACCAAAGCCGATGCAATCATTGTGTCGACTATTTTACCTCTAATATTTAAGCCTAGCGTCTTGATCCAGCAGACGTCATATATGGCGTTGTGAAATATTTTAATAGAATCCGTATTTAAAACGGATTGAAACCAATTCAAAACTTTCTTTCGATCCATATTACCACCACCCTCATGAGAAATTGGATAGTAACCAGACCAATCTTTAACAGCGACAGCTATTCCTGTAACATCTCCGTTCTTAGTAATCGAACCAGACCCCATTTTTGATAAATTAGGATCTTTGGTTTCCAGGTCAATTGCTATCTCGTCGTATTTTGATACATCAGGAAAATTATCAGGCGGTAACCATTCTGTCTCTGGTTTAAATAATGGCATCTGTATCATTTATAATCTCTCTCTATAATCATATCGATAAAATGTTTGGCCTTTTTTAAGTCTTCCTTTCCTCCTTTATATTTATGTCTACAGATATATTTAATAACACTCCCTTCGGGAAAAAGCAATTGGTTCTCAATTACAAATTTGCTTGGCTGTATTTTCATTTTCCTGTAATGTGTGCCACCGATTTGTTTATTGTATACGCTCATACCCCCTCGATGTCTGGCATCGGAAAAGATTTGTAATCCTTTTTTGGTCTAATAATATGTAAATTTTCTTTGGTGCGCGTGCACGCTACGTAAAATAATCGATTTTCATCATCTGGATTTCTGTCATAAGATTTTTGTGTATTATTAGTGAGATCAGGTAAGACAACTACGTTATCCTCTTCTCCTCCTTTTACACTGTGAATGGTGGAAAGCATAATGCGTGGATCTTTATTTAGTTCTTCTCCGTTTCGTCTCATTGAACGAATATAATTAATTCTGCTAGCACCAGCATTATCAAAACATTCATGCCACGTTGCTTTAGTTTGAAGTCCATATCCCCCAATTAATTGATCGATTTTATAAAAACCATCTTTAACTAACCCTCGAAGTTTTTCTTTTTCCCATTTTGCAGGACCCATGTATTGAGATATTTTTATTATATCCTTATAATGCAAAAATTGTCCTTGTTTTAAATGTTCCCAATTGGCAGCTGCTTCAGCTATTTCTTTTTCGTAACATTTTTTAAATTTATTCTCATAATAAATTCCTTTTTCTGTTAGTATTTCTTCTAATTCTTTTAATTGAAACCGAGTTCTAGTTAATACTAACCATTTTCCTTTTTGCATTGGTACATCTTCAAAATAATCATGCATTTGTAAACTACCTTCGTGGTCTTTAGGTTCCCATTCTTTTTTTAAACGGTTAGAAATTCTTTCTATAATTTTAATAGCATAATCATGAATTTTTCTTGGAATCCTGACTGATTTAGTCAGGTTTAAGAGTTTTCCTTTTTGTGTAATAAAGGAATCTACGTCTGCTCCAGCCCATCTAAATATTGCTTGATCATCGTCACCAGCTATAAAAGAATCCTGGGTCTTATTCCATATGGATCGCGCCATGTTCCATTGCATCAATGATAAATCTTGAGCTTCATCAATAAATACGACTTCAAATTTAGGGGAAATATCTGATTTAATAAATTTAGAAACCATGTCATTAAAGTCAACAAGATTATATTCTTTTTTGTATCTTTCTAGTTCATTAGCAATAATAATTAATTTATCATATTCAATATCTTGGTTATACTCTTTTAAATTAAATTGTTGGTCCAAAGTAATGTTTCGAAGTTTGGATAGATTAATAATTCTAAGGTAATCACTTTTAGTCGTAAACAAACCTGTTTCCTCATCATCATAATCATTATAATCGAGAGGAATATTTATCTTTTTACCCAGATCTTCATAATGTGTTTTTTGCATTACATTTTGTTTGTTTATACCAAGTCTTCTAAATGCAAGAGAGTGAAGAGTTCTAAAATAAGGTAGATCGTCTTCGGTTAAATTAAATTTCTTAATAGCTCTGTCTCTTGCTTCATTGGCAGCTTTTCGGGTAAAAGCAAAATAACCCACCTTATCAGGATCTGTCTTCTTGAGATATTCTTCTACTTTATTTAATAAAGTATGAGTTTTCCCTGTACCTGGAGGTCCTAATACAATTGTTTTCATAATACTAAAAATATCCACATTGCTGTTAATATTGTTAAAAATAGTAAATCCCTCATTTTACCCAACCATTCTCTTTACAGTATAGATAATAATCATCCTTCTCAGATCTTCTACGATGTGGTTTTCCCATATGATTGTCACTTCCAGTTTGCCATTCTAAATCTTCTGGTAAATAATCACAATTTTCATCATGTAGGTGAGCTACATATTTTTTTTTCTCTGGATCATCATTAGGGCAATAAGCGCGGCCGACAATTACATGCATTAATTTTGGACAAGTTGAGGGATGATTGTGATCAAGTAAACTAACTGTGGGATAACCATTTAAAGTTGAAACGCTGATAGACATAATCTGAGTTCTTTTCATACCAGTTTTTGTAACGATTGTTGAAGTAATATAGGGCCAAATATCCTTATTATACTTAGAACCTTTTTCAGCTGTTCCACAAAAATAATGATAACCTCCTGTTGGATGTAATATGTATTGGTTAGGTGGACACTCAGGCAATATAGTTTCTATTTTAACCTCTTGCAGAAGTCGTTTATCAAGTTTTTTAGTTATTCTAGATATTTCAAAGAAAGAAAGCTGTTCTTGCATTAATATGGATCCGGTGGTTTTAATTCTTTTGGTTTATAATTGTCCTCTGGTCTTTCAAATGCATCTACCATCATCACTGTAGGTCTTTTTTTGCCTATAAGCATTCGTTCGTCCTCACAGTGGCAGTATTCTTTTAGCATTTGTTGTGTGACTTGTGGCTTTTCTGGCCATTTTTTTCGTTGTAAATATCCATGAAAAAATCTGGTAAATATAAAATGATGTCTACCGGTATGTGTCCAAACATTTCCTCGGATAATATCTTCTTTAGTTGTATGAACAGCAGTTTGATTTGTACAATACTCTTCTAAATGATCTTGCAATTGATCTATGAGAGAGGATCCTTTAGGTGCTTTTATGATTTCTACTCCTGTCAATAACATATCGGTATACTTCTCAAATTCTTTCACAGTAATTCTAGGTGGTTTTTTATCTATTTGTTTAGCAACCGATCTTCTAAACAACCTTTGTTCCAATAAACAATCGATGTCATCTAATTTAACTCTTTCTCCATCTACATTTACCCAATAATAAGGTTCATCTAGCTCTACTTTTTGTAAATCACTTAAGATAGGAAAAACAGATTCACCTCCTATACCAAATTTTCTTGTTTTGCATAATTTTTTATCACAATGACTACACATAGGTTCTTCATTACATTTAAAACCTAGATCTTTTTTGATGTGAAATTTTATCTTATCTTGAATAGTTCTGTCATCTAATGGTTCAACAAAATATCTATAATTAAATTGATTTATCTTTTTGGTCCATTCTTCAGGCCATTTTCTTTTTGCATATTGAATGTACTGATAAAGTACTCTATCTCTACCATCAGTTAATTTATTTTGAGTTAAAGATTCAATGCAAGGAGGACCATCGCTAAATTCTGATTGAGGTCTTTCTATTTTTAAATTTTCTAGTTGTTCGGGTGTTAATGTATTTCTTTCGTAGAGCCCAAAAAAATCATCCATACTAGCCGCATTTCCATTTTCAAGAAACGCGTATCTTGTTGTATTATCATTATCAAAATATGGTAAATTAAGGAAATTTCCTGTATC